TATTAGCGATAATTTAACGTTATTATTTTTAGTAAAGTTTTTCTCTAAAGCAGTGAGATTATATCTTTTAAGAAGCTTTTTAAACTTTTTCCAGCATATTTTACTGGTGTCAACTGGTATATAAGGGTAGTACATGCAATCCTCTTTGACAAAATCGTCAAACGATTGCTCTCTAACAACTAACCGTGATGGTAATGCACTAAAAATGAGTTTAATAAGTTTAAATTCATTATCCTCACTACTGCAATCGTAATAAAAGCATTTTTTACGATTTGATTGCGTACAAATATAAAATATTTGTGCTAATATGAAATGTAAACTAAGTTGCTTCTCTTCTTTAGCAGAAATTTTATATAACTCGGATTCTGTTATGTAATATTGATATTCATTGTAAGATATATCTAAATATGGCCTTAAATTAACGTATTCCACGTTATTCGTTAGGTCAAAGTAGTTTCTCATTACTAGTTTACCTAATTATAAAAATGTTCCTTATGATAGCAATAGCTTTGGTGGGGTTTTAGTAAATTTTACCTTACCTATACGCACATTTAAAATACCATTGTAGTAATCCTCGCGTAATAATGCCTCTGACTGGAATTGATAAAAGGTTTCCATGTAGGCTAACTCACTTTTAGTACCGCAACTACGAATTATCTCAAATTTAAATTTATCCTTACCAATTTTTTCGATATCTGCATTTAACCTGTCTGATGATCCAGTATATGTCTTCCAATCTGACTCTCCAACTATAATTCTCTTACGTTTTTTACCTTTAAGTGGGGGTCTCCTAGTTTTTTTGACTATTTGCTTTTTGCCAATATATTTCATATCGTTTGAAAGGTTTGTAATGATATAAACAAACCCAAACGGTAACTCAGTTAATGACTCTTTGCAAGTCCAGTGTCCCAAATCAAGCATTATTAATTTCGTGGCAATCGCAATGGGGGCAGTCAGGTCCGCATTTACATTTACTTACTGGCATACCACAACAAGCATCAGGACACATTTTTTCTTCTGCATTTTCTCCTTTTAAGAATAATTTATCTATATTTTTTTTCTTTTTATCCTTTTTATTAACATTACCCACAGAGCCTTTCCTTGTAGCAATCTTTTTACCTATTGGAGTGGCTGTGCGCATATCACCAGGAGCATAAGAATCAGTAGAATTAATATTGGTAGAGGAAAAACCACCCTTTCCACTACCAACACCAGCGTCTCCAGCGGTCATTTCTACTTGTAATAACCGTTTGAAGTAACGAGCAAATTTACCAGTTGATTTTTCCATACTATTATTTATAGATTAGATCTTCTTTTTAAAAATAAAACCTTCGATATAGACAAAATCCATTTCTGTATTATCTAATACATATAATGCATCTTCAATAGTAGTTAGAATAGGAGCTCCCTTAATATTAAAAGAAGTATTTAGAATAACAGGAATTTCATTTCGTTCTTTAAGCTCTTTTAATATATTATAAAAGAGTTTATGACCACCTTTTGATACAGTTTGTAATCTAGCAGTACCATCAATATGTGCTATAGAAGGTAATACATCCCTATACTCTTTCTTTACTTCTGGAGCGTAACTCATAAAGTCAGACTCAAAAACATCATCAAAATAAGTATTACTATCTTCAAGTCTGCATACCGGTGCAAAAGGTCTATACCATTCTCTAAACTTTACTTTTGAATTAAGAATATCCTTCATATCTTTAATTGAAGGGTCGCAAATAATACTTCTATTACCTAATGCTCTCGGTCCTATTTCTGACTCACCCTGTAGTATGCCTATAATCTTCCCATCCTTAATATGATCTACTAGTTGACTTACACTACATTTTGTAGCCTTATATTCTTTTTTATAATCATCAAACTTATCTCTATCAAGAATATCAAATCCCATATATGGTGATAATTTTTCTTTTATTTTTGTATACAATAAAAATTGGCCTAAAGAAAGCCCGCAATCATTTGGATATGGTGGCACAAAGAGAGTTCCACCTGCTTCCTTTAAAGTATGCGCCATTTTTTGATTAAACAACACATTTAATGCACACCCACCAACTAATATTACGTTAAGTGATAAATCAGATTTTATTAAATCATTAATTATTGCAAATCCTGATTGCTCAAAAACATATTGTGAAGTAGCAGCTAAGTCATAAGCATCTTGACCCTCTATAGAGTTTAATTCTAATGTTAGATTAATTTCTTTACTTAAAATACTTAAAGAGTTGCCTTGAGTATAATAGTTAAACATAGGCTGAATCCACTCCTCACGTATATTACCATAACCACATAATCCCATAATTTTACCAGAGTAAACAAGTGAGTGGTCTTCGCAATCTGGCCCAGCTTTAATCTCTTTTATGCATTTTGCGAGGTGACCGTAAGGTATACCCAAAGAAAAATTATAGTCATTTAAACGCTGAATTTTATTATCTTTATATAAATATGTCCTAGTAAAACATACATTGCTCCCATCATCATACCCACCACCATCAAATGATAGCAGTATTGCGTCATTCAACTCAGAAGTATAAGCACCACTTGCTGCATGCGCATCATGGTGACTTGCAATCTTAAACTCTACATTAGGAAAATACTCTTGAATAAGCGGCCCATCATGAAGATTAGGATCATTTATTACAATCGTTTTAATATCTCCTTTTACACTATCTTTAATATATTGTAAAAAATCTCTTCGCTGCTCGTCTGTTGTACCAAGACCTTCGCGATTACTCATCGTATGAGTAAAAGCGCCATAACGCTGTTTGACAAATCGTTCATACTCCAAGACTTTAATTTTGTCGTCCTTGTCTATATATGTAGCAGCTGCATCATGGCTTAAATATAAACTTAAAATATTTGCAGGATCTATTTTTTGCTTCATATTAGCCATATTTATATTTAACAAATCTCGAAAAAATATCAACTGCTAGTTGATTTAGCATATTAGTAGATTAATATACTGTTAATAGATGGAACTACTTAAAAAATATATTGATGAGGTTGGTAGAGATCTAGTTCTTGACGACTTTAATATTAAGGAGGTATCTCTACGCCTACCTGCGCGGAAGCATTACTGGGTAGCTAAACTTATTCAAACTAAAATTGAACGTAATCAAACGTTTGAAAAGAAAAAGAAGCTTAAGAAAAACATTACAAAAGAGGTAATTGCAACATCCCCAGTAAAGCTATCTCAATCTGCGGCAGAGCAAGCAGCAGAGAGACATGAATCACTTTCATCACTAACTTCAAAGATAAAAGAGCTAGATATTATTATTGAATATTTAGAAAAGGTTGAAAAAACTATGTCGCAAATGGGATTCGATATTAAAAATGCTGTTGAAATTATGAAGATGGAGCAGATGTAATGATAGAGTTTGACTATAAAGGGCCTACAGCGAGACAACCTAGTAAATTAATTATAAGATGTACTGACGCAGATTTGTTTGAAAATATTCGCGAACATTTTTCTGTAGAAAATATTGGTGCTCGATTTGCTAGAAGATATGCTCGTTTTGCTCCAAGACGTAAATATGTTATAACTCCAACTGGTACGTGTGAGTTGGGAATGTACTGGGAAGTACGTCAATATCTAATAAAAAATCAAATTAACGAAGAGATAGTTATAACAGACGAACTATCTAAGGCTATTAAAGTTGGTATTAACGCAGATTTATTTGATAAGTTTAAATTTACATTGCGTGAATATCAAGAAGAGGTAATACGTAAAGCTATGAGACTTGGTACAGGTACTTGCGTGCTTGGAACTGGGGCCGGTAAGACATTTACCACAGCAGCATTAATTGAAAACTTCTTTAGGGTATCAAAAGACAAAGATACCTTTAAATGTTTAATGCTTGTACCTGATTTAGGACTAGTGACTCAAACATATGAGGAGTTTTTAAACTGTGGTACTACATTTAAGCTTACAAAATGGACTGGTAAAAATAAACCAGATCTTACAGCTAATGTTATTATTGCAAATATTGGAATTATACAAAGTAGGTTTGATGATAATGATTGGTTAAAGTATATTGATTTACTTATTGTTGATGAATGTCATAAAATTACGGCTGGTAATAAAATTTCGAAAATAGTTCAGCAAATTAAAACTCCTAATAAATTTGGGTTTACCGGAACCCTGCCAGAAGATCAACTTAACAAGTGGTCTATTATTGGAAAGCTTGGTCCTGTTATTTACGAAAAATCATCTTTCGAACTACGCTTAGAAGATTATCTTACTAATGTTAGCATTAAAATTTTAAATATTAACTATAGTCCAAGGCCTCATTTTAGTGGTCAGACTGGTTATAGAGATGAACTTGAGTATATTTATAATAATGACAAACGAAATGATATTATCAAATCCCTTGTTAGCAAGCTTTCTGCTAATACTCTTATTATGGTCAACCATATTGCTCACGGTGATGTTATCATGGAATATATCCAAAAAGTTGAAGGTAAAAAAGCTTACTTTATTCAAGGCTCGGTTGATGTTGAGGAGCGTGAAAAAATTAAAGCATTAATGGAGAGAGAAACTAACGTCGTGGTCGTCGCGATTAGTGCAATTTTTGCAACAGGCGTCAACATCAAAAATTTACACAATATTATTTTTGCGTCTGGTGGTAAGAGTTTTATACGTACAGTGCAATCTATTGGTCGCGGCCTACGTAAGCACGATTCAAAAGATAAACTCATTATCTTTGACATTTGTGATCAGCTAAATTATGGAATAGCACATTGCGATAAACGTAAGTCTATCTATGATAAGGAAAAAATACTGTATAAGGAAGTTGATATATCATAAATTTAACCTATAATATATTAACATGTCTAAAACAGCTAAAGAAGAGTATTATATTAAGCCTGCTGAGTTTAAGGCGAGTCTGCAGAAGTATTACGACTCGGACGTCTTGACTGACGACCTGGCTGAGAATATCAAAAAGATCGCTTATGGCTTGAGCTATAACGGATCCTTTATTAACTATTCGTATAAAGATGATATGATTGGTGATGCATTAATTAAAATGTATGCAGCATTAAAATATAAAAAGTATAAGTTTGAGACTAAGTCAAACCCGTTTTCTTATTTTACAACTATTGCTTATCACGCATTTATTAATCGTATTAAGAAAGAGAAAAAACATCATCAAACTATCACTTCATATAAAGAAAAAGTATATGAAGAGTATATGACAGATCCTAGAAATACACACGGTACTGTTTATGTGAAGCCTATTGATGATGATTCCGACTATTAAAAAGAATAAAGTTGCTATCTTTAGTGACTTACATCTTGGAGTACACTCTAATAGTTCTGAATGGCATAAGTACGCTATTGAATGGGCTAATTGGTTTCGTGAAGAATGTCGAGATAAAGGAATTAAAGATATAATCTTTTGTGGTGATTGGCATCACAATCGTTCAGAAATATCTGTTAATACATTACAAGTATCAGCAGATATTTTAGATATGTTTGAAGAGTTTAATCTTATTGCTATTACTGGTAATCATGATATTTACTATAAGCATAGAACAGATGTAAACTCATTATCTATTTTTAAAAATAGAAAAAACGTTACCATATTAGAGCAATATCAGACGTTAGAAGCATTTGATAAAAAGCTTTCTTTCTGTCCATGGAATACTCCTACAAAGGTTATTGAGGAGAGTGATGTAATCTTTGGTCATTTTGAAATTGAGACCTTTAAAATGAATGCCTTTAAGATTTGTGAAGAGGGTGTTAGAGTTAAAGATCTTCTCAAAAAATCTTCTCTAATTATATCCGGACATTTCCATACTAGACATGAAAAGCAGTTTGGTGCTGGTACTATTTTGTATGTTGGTAATCCCTTTCAGATGGATTTCGGGGATGCAGGTAATCGAAAAGGATATCATATACTAGATTTGGATACCTTAGAATATGAATTTTTCGAAAATAACGTTTCACCATGCTATGAAAAAATTACTCTTAGTGAATTAGTAGAAGAAGGTGATATTACACCAATCGTCAAAAATAAAATTAGTAACAATATTGTTAAGTTAAAAGTAGATAAAAATATCTCACAAGACGATATGGATATTCTTACTGCAGTATTTAACAAACTACAACCAGAACAGCTTTCTATAGATTATGATATTAACTTTAATAGAATTTTAGATAATAGAGACAATATTGAAGACTTATCAGGGGTAGATGTAGAGCAAGCCATCGAAGAGTTTATAGGAACAATGGATTTAGATGATGCTAAGGCTATAATTGAATATACGTTAGGTTTATACGAGCGTTGCAAACAATGAAACAGGTTAATTTTAAACGCGTTGCTATACAGCACTTTTTATCAGTAGGTGAAGAGCCGGTAGTTGTGGACTTCAGTAAGGGGCTACATGTAATCACCGGCACTAATAAAGATAAGCCTGATAGACGGAATGCAATCGGTAAGAGTACCATTGCTGACTCTATTTACTTTGCAATATTTGGTGATACTCTACGAGAGTTAAAAAAGGACCTTATACCAAATAACATTACAGGTGGTAAGACTCATGTTGAGTTAGACTTTGAAGTTGTTAATGCTAAAGAAACAAACAAATATAAAGTAATACGTAATTTAAATCCTTCAAAAGTATTTATTTTTAAGGATGGTGTAGATATAACACGAGATAGTATTTCAAATACTAATAAGTTTATTTGTGATGTAACAAGTGCTACACCATCTATATTTCAAAACTGTGTTATTATGACTGTTAATAATGCAGTACCTTTCATGGCAAAGAGTAAAATTGAAAAACGGAAGTTTATTGAGGACATCTTTGGTATGGAGGTGTTTAGTCAGATGTTAGCCCTACTTAGAGTTGAATATAACGAACTAAAACGTGAGCATGATATAGTTCAAACAACTTTAACAGAAGTTAAGAATCAGAACAATAATTATATTGCGCAGAAGGAATCTGCCCTTAAGAGGAGAGCTGATAAGAAGAAGATTTATATAGAACGAAAAGAGCATAATATTATCGAAAAAGATAAACTTGGTAAGCGTCTAGAAGAATTTGAAGATTTAGATACTCCTAAAATAGAAAGTGATATTAATCATTATAATGAAACTCTTTTAACAGTTGATGAAAAAATTAATGAAAAGACAGTTGAAGTAAGTACTAAGAAAGCTGAATTGTCTCATAGCAAAGCTGCATATGATAAGATAGGTACAGATGAAGCTGAGTGTCCGGTTTGTCTACGTCCTATGGAGGATCATGATGTTGAGTACATGGAGAAAGAGAAAGCAAACCTTAAAGATAAACTTATTAAATTTGGTGAAGATATTAAATTACTTAATGAAGGTTTAGATAAAGCTAAAATGGCAAAAACTAAATGTATGAAGATTATACAAAGTCATACAACTAAGTTGTCAGAAGCTAAATTATCTAAACAAAAGCAACTATATATTCAGCAGCGTATTAAGCAACTAGATGTTTGGTTAGAAGAGTTAGATATAGATCTCAAAGCAGTAGAGAGTACTGAAACAGATTTCGATAAGTTAATTGTTGATTCTAATAAGAGGTTAAAAGAAACTGAAGTAAAGGTTGATAAATTTAGAAAGGATATTTCTAAGATAGATATTGTTAAGTATGTTGTTTCAGAAGAAGGGGTAAAGTCATTTATTGTACATAAGCTACTAGAGTTGCTTAATAGTAAATTGTTAACCTATTTACGTAAGCTTGATTCTAATTCTATATGCATCTTTAACGAATATTTTGAAGAAGAAATTACAAATGAAAAGAATAAAATTTGTTCGTATTTTAACTTCTCTGGGGCTGAACGTAAGTCTATTGACTTAGCGTGCTTGTTTACGTTTTCTGATATGAGGCGTATGCAAGGAGGTGTAAAATATAATCTTGCTATTTATGATGAATTGTTTGATTCGTCATTTGATGAAAAGGGTATTGAATTAGTAACACAAATACTTCAAGAACGTACAGAAGAGTTAGATGAGTGCTCTATAGTTATATCTCACCGTAAAGAATCTATTAAGGCAGTCACTGGAGAAGTTGTATATATAGAAAAGGAGAATGGCATTTCACGTAGAGTGGCTTATACTGAATTGTAGAATAATTAAATATAATGATTGGATCGTCCCCATTCCCGCAACCGTTTGGTAGCCCTATTGCTCAACCTTTCGGTACAGCTGTACCTCAGAAGAAGTCAGCTCCAGAGAGACCTAGAGAAGAATCAATGCCTAGATTTGTTAATTACTTGGCTGACTATTCTGGTTGTGGTCATTGGCGTATTTTATGGCCTGAAAATGTGATTAACATGACACAGCGAGGCATTAGTCAATCGACTACTGCTATGGTAGCGGAGCCTAGATGGTATCAGAATGTTAAAGCAGTTAAGCTTCAGCGTCAAGCGGCTCCAGCTCAGTTAGAGTTTGTTAAGCATCTTAAAAAGATTCAACAGGATCACGACTTTAAAATTATTTATGAAGTTGATGATGTTGTATTTCGTGAAGAGATTCCTGACTATAATAAATTTAAATTTGCATTTGATACTGAGGAAGTAAGAAAGACCGTTGTTGATATTATGGACTTGTGTGATGAAGTTACACTTACTTGTGATTTTATGCGTAAGCTTTTTCAATCGAAACTTACCAATCAGAAAGTAACTGTTATACCAAACTTTGTACCATACAACTGGATGGGGTATCTATTTAACCGCTCACGCATACAATCTGCATTTGAAAAGTTTAAAAAGAAACCACGTATCTTGTATACAGGTTCTGGTGCACATTACGATGTTGCGAATAAAACTGGTGGTAAAGATGATATGTCTGCAGTCAATCATATTATCCGTAAGACTGTAGATAAGTATCAATGGATTTTTGTTGGAGCATATCCACCGCCGTTACAAGATTTAGTTAAGTCTGGTAAAATTGAGTTTTATAGGTGGAAGTCATTATTAGAGTATCCACAGTTTATAACTAATTTAGACCCTCAGTTAATGGTAGCACCACTCACTGTCAATAATTTTAACAACTCCAAGTCCGATATTAAATTTATTGAAGCTTGTACTATGGGTATTCCATGCTTATGTCAAGATATGCATACGTATTCAACAGCGCCTGACGATCTAAAGTTTAGTACGCCAGAAGAGTTTGAAGAAAAGATTGATTGGATAGTTAACTGGAAAAATCGTAAACGGTATTTCAGTAACATTGGAATGCTTCGCGAAATAGGAGTTGATCGTTTTCTTGAAAAACCAGAAAATATTGGCGCTCATATGGAAGCATTAACAACACCATATGGGTCACCAGAACGAAAGTACCTTAAGAAGTGGAACCCTTAAGGAACTTCGTTATAATGATATTAGATGTATCGTAATGTAGTGTATAATGGCCGCGAAGGAACGGTTACTTTATTTGGTTGGAGCGAGACTGGTGATCGTATTCGTAGAGAATGCTCTTTCGAGCCTTACCTTTATACGGAAGATCCTAGAGGAGATAAGACATCCATTTTTGGTACTAAAGTAAAGAAACGTTCCTTTAATACCGGTTACAATCGCTATAAGTTCCTTCAAGACTCTGGAGTTAAACGTGTCTTTGAGAACTCGCCACCAGCACAGCAGTTTCTTCTTGATATGTATTGGGAGGAAAACGAAAAGCCTGAATTCAATAGTAATCCTATCAAGTATTGCTTTATTGATATTGAGACCTACTCTGTCGATACCTTTCCTGATGTAGATGATCCTACTCACGTCTGTAATGTTATAACAGTATGGGATAACTTTAGTAAAAAGTTTAATACGTTTGGTATTCACGAGTATACTGGTGAAGGACGCGATGATATGATTTATCATTACTGTAAGTCTGAACGTGAGATGTTCTTAGCTTTCCTTAAGTATATTGAGAGACAGCATCCTGACATTATCAGTGGTTGGAACTCTGAGGGATTTGATATACCGTACATTGTTAATCGAATGGAACGTATTTTAGGTCAAGAGTATGTAGATCGCCTCTCACCTTTGCGTAATGTTTATTTCCGCATGCGTAAGGGTACATTTGGACGTGAGCAAAAGCGTTACTATTTCGACGGTGTTGCTAATCTTGACTATCTTGATGTGTATAAACGCTTCTGTCTTAAGTTGCGTGAATCATATAAGCTTGATGCTATTGGTGAACTTGAGTTAGGTCAGAAGAAGATCGATTATGAAGGCCTAGCTCTCCATGAACTTGCTGATCAGGACTGGAATAAGTTTATTGACTACAACGTTCAAGACGTTAACCTTCTTGTTGAGTTGGAAGAGAAGCTTCAATATATTCCTCTACTGAGAATGCTGTCTTACGTTGGTTTAACTACTCTTGAAGGTGCTATGGGTACGATCGGTGTTATTAACGGAGCGTTAACTATACGTGCGCGAAAGCGTGGTGAGGTTATTTCCACCTTTGTACGTAATGGTAATAAAGATCATAAGAATCCTGGCGCGTATGTTGCCGAACCTAAGCGGGGGTTCAAAGAGAATATTATATCGTTTGATGCTAACTCTCTATACCCTAACGTAATGATATCTCTTAATACTTCGCCTGAGACGAAGGTGGGTAAGATTGAGAAGAATGATGGTAAAGAAATTACTATTCAGCATAACTCTGGTAGATTGTTTACATTAAGTAAAAGAGACTTCGTAAAGTTCCTTAAAGATGAAAAATGT